GGGAACTGCCCGGCGTCACGGGCGCACCGGCGAAACCCCAACAGCGAAAGGCTAAGGCTATGCCCGCGACCATTGCGGAACAGATTTCCGCTTACGAAGCACAGCGCAAGACAGCGCAAGATCGAATGACCGCCTTGATGGCGGGCGCGACCGACGAGACGCGCACGCTCGACGAGGCGGAAGCTACGGAATACGACGGCCTCGAAACGCAGATCAAGGCGATCAGCGAACATATCAGCCGGCTGGAACGGCTCGCGCAGCAACAGAAAGCCAGCGCCGCGCCGGTTGTCGGCAACGGCGTCGACGCCGCGGCCGCCTCGCGCGATGTCACCAAGGCGAGCAGCATCATTCAAATGCGGCAGGTGGCACCGAAGGGCGCGGCGTTCGTGCGCTACGTGATTGCGCTCGCCGCCGGCAAAGGCAACCGGCTCGAGGCGCAAGAATTCGCCAAGAGCCGCACTGATTGGCATTCATCGACGCCGGAGGTCGTCAAGATGTTCGACGACCATGAGCATTATTTGATGAAAGCCGCGGTGCCGGCGGGAACGACGTATGACAGCACTTGGGCGTCACCGCTTGTTGTCGCGCAAAACGCCACCAGCGAATTCGCCGAATTCCTTCGGCCGCTGACGATCATCGGCCGCATTCCGGGACTGCGGCGCGTGCCGTTTAACATCACCATCCCGCGGGCGACCGCCGGAACAACCGGCAACTGGGTTGGTGAGGCGGCGCCGAAGCCCATCACCTCGATGGCGTTCGATTCAATCACCATGCGCTGGGCCAAGGCGGCGGGAATTGTCGTTTTGACCGAGGAGCTCGTTCGCTTCTCAAACCCGGCCGCAGAGGATGTTGTTCGTACCGACCTGGCGCGCGGGATTACGCAATTCCTCGATCGGCAATTTGTTGATCCAAGCGTTGCCGCCGTCACCAACGTTTCGCCGGCATCGATCATCAATGGCATCACGCCGGGGACGCCGAGCGGTGTCAATATGGCGGCGCTGCGGGCCGATCTAAAATTGATGTTCCAGGGCTTGCTGGTGACCAATCAGCCGATCGGCTCCGGCGTTTGGATCATGACCCAGCAACAGGCGGTCGCGCTGTCGCTCGCGCAAAACAGCCTTGGCCAGATCATCTATCAGGGCATCAACGCGCAGGGCGGAACGTTCATGGGTTATCCGGTGGTGACATCGGAAAACATCCCGGCGACCGGCGGCTCGCCGGCGGACGGTTATCCGCTGATCTTCTTGATTGCCGACGAGGTGCTGCTCGCCGACGATGGCCAGGTGACGATCGACGTTAGCCGCGAGGCCTCTCTGAATATGGACTCGGCGCCAGATTCGCCGCCGACCGCATCGACCAACATGATTTCGCTCTGGCAGTTGAATCAGATCGCGATCAAGGCGGAGCGTTATATCAACTGGGCTCGACGAAGAGCATCAGCGGTTGCATGGATCCAAAACGCTAAATACGCCGAGTAGAGCTCATGCCGCGGTTGCTGGCGCTGCAATCTTGGGCCGGCCGCAAGGCCGGTGACGAGTTCAACGCCAGCGATGCGGATGCGAAACTGCTGTGCGCGCCTGATGGTCTCGGCGGCCAAAAGGCGCGCATTCTGTCTCGCGATATGCGAGCGGACGATCCGCCACCGGCGGCGCCGGCGATGCCGATCGAGCAGCCGGAGACCAAGCGCCGCTATTTGCGACGTGATTTGCGGGCGCAAAAATAATGCGGATTCTGAATTGGCATGTTTCGATCAGCAAAACGGCGCCGGTGCCGATGCCGCAAACGCCGCTCTATGGCGACCGCGGCTCCTGGTGGTGGCCGGTCATTCGCGAGCCCTTCGCCGGCGCTTGGCAACGCAACGTCGAGCTCAAGGCCGAATCCATCGTCACCTATTTCGCGGTCTATTCTTGCCTGTCGCTGATTTCGACCGACATCGGCAAGCTCGGCCTCAAATTAATGCGCGAGCGCGACGACGGCATTTCCGTCGAGGCAACGTCGGCGGCGTTCTCGCCGGTGCTGCGCAAGCCAAATCATTATCAAACCCGCGGCAAGTTCATCGAGACGTGGCTGCTAAGCAAATTGATCCACGGGAATACCTACGTTTTGAAAGAGCGCGACGCCCGCGGCGTCGTGGTGCGTCTCTACGTGCTCGAGCCGACCCGTGCCAAGGTGCTGGTCGCACCGGACGGCTCGATCGCCTATTCGTTCGCCGCCGATAATCTGTCCGGCCTGCCTCTGCCGATCGAGGTGCCGGCGTCGGAAGTCATTCACGATATCTCGACGCCGCTCTATCATCCGCTGTGCGGCATCTCACCGATCCTGGCGGCCAGCCTTTCGGCGATGCAGGGCCTAAACATCCAACGGCACTCCGCCGCTTTCTTTGAGAAGGGCGCCCGGCCTGGTGGCATCTTGACGACGCCGAACACCATCCAACAAGAGCATCTCGAGCGCATCAAAAACGAATGGGAAACCCGGTTTTCCGGCGATAACGCTGGCCGTATTGCCGTGCTCGGCGACGGCCTCAAATTCGAAGCCATGGGGGTCGGCGCCGAAGCGGCGCAATTGATCGAGCAATTAAAATGGAGCGCCGAAAACGTCTGCAGCGTTTTTCACGTGCCTCCGTTCATGATCGGTATTGGGGCGGCGCCGTCGTTCGACAACGTCGAGGCGCTGAACCAGCAATACTATTCGCAATGCCTGCAGACCCACATCGAGTCGATCGAGTCGCTGCTCGACGACGGCCTTGGACTCGAGGGCACCGGCTTCGAAACCGAATTTGATCTTGATGATCTGTTGCGCATGGATAGCCGAACAAAAATCCAGACTACCGGCGATGCGGTCAAGGCCGGCTTCCTGTCGCCGAACGAAGCTCGAGCTAAATTTAACCTGGTGCCAACCAAAGGCGGCGAGGCGCCGTATCTACAGCAACAGAATTACAATCTCGCCGCGCTAGCCGAACGCGGCGCTCCGCCTGATCCAACCGCGACGCCGTCTCCGCTTGCGCTTCCGGCGCCAGCGCAGCCGCAACCGGACAATGTCAATGCCGCAAGAATTTTTGCCCTTAGCTTTTCAGTCTGAGGCTGTTTCAGGGCTCGAGCTCGCGCTGGCCCGCGTGGTCGCGCAGGTGCGCGCCGAATTCGCCATGGAAAGGCGCGCCATGGAGGCGGAGCTTAAGCTGGCGCGCGCCGAATTCGCCGCCATGGTCGAGCGGCTCGCGCGCGCCGAAGCGGAAACAAACGCGCAACGAATCACTCTGCGCGGCGAAAGAGGACCGCCGGGCGCAGCCGGCGAGCCCGGCAAAGACGGCGCAGCCGGCGAGCCCGGCCCGCCCGGCCGCGATGGCAGTGACGGCCCGCCCGGCGTTGCCGGCCCGCCCGGATCCGAAGGCCCGCCTGGATCCGAAGGCCCGCCCGGCAAAGAGGGTGCCACCGGAGAGCCCGGCGCGCCTGGCCGTGATGGCCGCGATGGCCTGCCCGGCGTTCCCGGCGCGCAAGGCGAGCGCGGCCGCGACGGCACCGATGGCAGGGATGGCTTAGGCTTTGATAACGCGCGCCAGCTCGAGGACGCCGAGCACTTCGCCATCGAGTTTTTGCGCGGCGAGGAGGTCGTGCGCAAATTCACGTTCAATAAGCCGACGCTGGCGGACTTCCATTGCGGGCCGCATCGGGCCGGCGAATCCTATCGCCGCGGTCAGTGCGTGACCTACGGCGGCTCGACGTTCTTATGCCGCAACGCGACGACCAACAAACCATTGGAATCCGACGACTGGCTACAGATCGTCAAGCACGGCCTGCCTGGTCGCAACGGCAAAGACGGCGAGCGCGGACCGGCCGGACCGGTCGGCCAGGCCGGGCGCGATCTGACGCAACTGACAAGCGGAGGGCTCAAGTATGGCTGAAATCCAAGGCCACGCCCCGGAAACCTGCGGCAATTGCAATGCTTGGCTGCAACAAGATGTCGACGAAGCAAGCGGGAAAATGATCGGCATCTGTCAGGCGCATCCGCCGCGGCCGATGTACGGCGCGCATTTCAATCAGCCGGGATCCGGCACGCCTCAATTGTCTTTTCACCAGCCGCAGACACTGACCGATGATTGGTGTCGCGAATGGGAAGCAATCACCGGGCCTAGTCCGCTATGACGCCGTTAAAGCTCATCGTGGCGCCGTCGCTCGAGCCGCTGACCCTGGCGGAAGTAAAGCTGTATTTGCGCGTCGACCACGATGACGAAGACGAGGTCGTCACTCGTTGCGCGGTGGCGGCGCGGCAATGGGCCGATGGGCCGGAGGGCTTTCTCGGTCGCGCGCTGATTGACCAAACCTGGGAATTGACGCTCGATCGTTTTCCGCTGCGCGAAATCCGCATTCCGTTGCCGCCGTTGCTCGAGGTCATCAACGTCTTTTATGACGACCCCGGCGGTGTACAGCAAATCATGGATCCATCGGATTATTCCGTCGACCGCGTCGGTCAGCCGGGCTGGATCGTTCCGGTCGGCAGTTGGCCGACGCCGCTTGATGCCATCAATACGGTGAGGATCCGTTTTCGTGCTGGTTACGTGGACACGTCGTTTTCGCCGGCAGTCGGCGCCGTGCCCGAAGACATCAAAGCCGCGCTGTTGCTGTATGCCGGCACGTTGTTTGATACCCGTGAGACGCACGTTGTCGGACAAAGCGTCACCGCGGCGCCGTGGTCGGCGGAGCAATTGCTGCGGCGGCGGCGCGTCGAGGTTCCCTTGGCTTAAGGAGCAAACACAAATGACCATCTCTGACACGACAGAAACTGCGATCCTGAAATTGATCTACCAGGCAGTTGCTTGGGCGAATTACGCCGACAATGCCGCGGGCACGCCGCAAACTAACGTCGACGTGGGCTTGCATACGGCGGATCCGGCCGATGCGGGCACCATGAGCACCTCGGAAACCACCTACTCATCCTATGCGCGGGTGTCTGTGGCGCGCACAACTGGCGGCTGGAGCGTGTCCGGCACCACGCCGACGACCTGCAGCCCGGTCGCCGCCATCACGTTCCCGGCAGGAACCGGCGGCTCTGGTACGGTGACGCATTTTTCGACCGGCAAAACCGGCGGCGGCGGCACCGCCATTCTGTGGAGCGGCACGGTCACGCCCAACATCGTCGTCGGCTCCGGCGTCACGCCGCAACTGACGACGGCGACAGCGATCACACTGGATTGATGGCAATGGCGCTCAACGCCGAACTTAAGCAAGCGCTCGAGGAGATGGATGTCGCCCTCGCGCGCAAGCTTTGGCATTACGTGGCGCCGAAAATGCCGCAGCCGGAAAATGATTATCAAGCGCGGATTGTAATGCACATTGCCCGCACCAAAGCCGACACGCTAGCCTTTCGCTTTCGGGCCTGGTCGCACGCCTGGCTCGTCGAGCGAGGCCTCGAATCGCTGTTGCCCGATGAATTGCGCCCACCGGCCGAACGCTTGTATCCGCGGGCGGAGCACGCTGTCGGCGTTGCGGTCCGCGCCATGAATGAAGCGCGCGCGCCGCTGGCCAGGCGAGTCGAGCGCGCCATGTCGAACGCAGTCGCCGATTGCTATGCTAACGGCGACACCGAGCCGTCTTTGGTCAAACAGCGCATGCACGAGGCGCGCATGAGAGCCTACCGGGATTATTGATATGCCGTTCCTCAAGACATCACACGACGGCGAGCTATTCCTCGATCACCGGGCCTCGCCCGGCTTTACCGCGGAACAAGCGCGCAAGCTCGGCATGCCGCCCGAGCTCACCGGTGAAGGCAAACAGATGCACGCGCCGACGCTCGGCTGTCCGCATTGCGGCAGTCATGTGATGCTCAATCCGCTGCGCAAGCGGCCGCGCGCTCACTGCTATGT